TCATGCTGCTTGTTTTAGTGTTTTATACTCAATCGGTGTCATGTTATTTAATGCCTCATGCGGTCTTTCGGTGTTATAAATCGTTAACCATTCTTCAGTTATTCTCCTTGCTTGCGCTAAGTTGTTAAAAAGATATAAATCGAGTACTTCAGTACGATAGGTACGATTAAATCGTTCAATATAGCCATTTTGATAAGGGCTACCGGGCTGGATATAATCAATGGTTATACCATGTAATTTAGCCCAGTTGGTAAAGGTTTTTCCTGTAAATTCAGGTCCATTATCTACCCGTATTTTTAATGGATACCCATGATATTCGGCCAGTTTATCTAAGTAACGGGTAATCCTTCCTACTGGTAAGCTTACTGCAATATCAATACCTAACGCCTCACGATTAAAGTCATCGATGACATTGAATGTCCTAAAGCGACGTTGATTACGGCTACTGTCACTCATAAAATCCATTGACCAACATTCACCTTGTTTATTGGGGACTAATAACCTTTCCGGGCATCGTGGAGGAATGCGTTTTTTACGCTTTACCCTGAGATTAAGCTTTAATTCACAATACACCCGATATACCCGTTTATGATTCCATTGATAGCCGAGCTTTCTGATACGATTAAAACATTTAGGAAAGCCCCTGCGTAAATGCCGGTCTGTGATAGCATTCAACACCGAAACAATCATCGAATCATCCTGTAACCAAACCCACAGCCTAAATTCGCCGAGATTAAAAAAATACGATACCAAATATCTAGTTAGATACGATTGTTTGTGAGAAAGGTCGAGTATTTTTAGAAAATCAGTTAAATGATTGGAATAAATTTTTTACTTTAATAGGTAAAGATTTAGACTCATTATATAAACAGTTAACATCTAGTAAAACTTTCCAAACAAAACATAATATAATGAAAGAATGTTCAAGATAAAAAGATCCACTTCTAAGTTATCATGGGGCGACAAGAGCGTTTGAACAAGCATTTGATGAAACTAGAAAAATCAATTCTTTTGTTGCTGATTAAGTGTATTAACGATATCGTTATTTAGTTTTATTAATATAAAGTTTAGTTAGGCATAAAAAGCTGAAACAGAACATGATAAATAATAACAGAATGATGAGATAAATGGGATATAGCAAAATAAACAGGGAAATATTGAAATTGTTTTTTGAAAAAGTGTTACAAAATATGAAATAAAAAATTGCCTAAAAAATTTTGTCCTAAAAATTGATTAGGCGTCATTGAAATCAAATAAGGCTGGTTGTTTTTCTTTTATCATTCGTTTATGAACTCGGTCGATTACTTTTCTAATACCTCGTTCTGTCATATTATATTTTTGGCTGAGTTCTGCATAATTATTACCTTTAAATGCATCATAAATTTGTAGATCGCGTTTGTTTAACTTAAAAAAATAATCTCTTGGAAATGTGAAATTTTGACCACCAAATAGTTCTGAAATTGTATTTGCAATGTTATCACCTAACTGTGCTGCAATATCCTCAGGTAAACCATAATCCATTGCGTCGTTAGCAGCAGATAATGATACATGTGTTAGTAATTCGTGACGTTTGATAGACATTGCAGACTTTGTCATAATTTACGCTCCTGTTTTCTTCTTATACCAATCTAGTGCACCAGGTATATTTTTTTCTAATTTATTAAAATCAATACCGGCTCTATACATCTGTTCAAAATACTCTTCATTACTGCTACGAACAGGTTTATCTTCTTCTTTATGTTCAACGTACGCAAATAAATGCTTAGTAGAATCATAAACTGACTTTAGATAATTATGATTTTTAAACGGCTTATATTCACCTAGTGCACGCTTAGCGTGAATATTATTAACGGTTTCTCTTAGTGCATGAGCCAGATGTCTGCTGGGTTGATATAATTTTAGGACCTCATTAATTAAGTTTACTGCTCTAGAATTGCTTAAATTTGATTTTTGAGTACGAAATAAACCTATATAGGCAATCATTGGTTTAGCACAGCCATAGTTTAAATTACTTACTAATATCAGTAATTCTCTGCCAGAATCATCCTCAACCAATGCGTCTAAATTAATTTCGTTGTGACAGATTGGGCAACGTGTTAATTTCATGCTTCTTCCTTTATATGCGTGCTTGCCAACTTTTTAGGCTTTCAATTACAACCATTGCTTGTTTTTGAGTCAGCCAATCCATCACTTCAACACCAGTAATACGTTTTACATAAAAATTGATAGCTTTTTCAGAACGATTTTTGATTTCACCTGCATCAGCTAGTGCTAGCCATAATGAGCGTATTTTTTTATGAACTGGTTCTGTAGCTGTTATCTTCCCCGTTTTTTTTGATGATTTAACTTTAAAACCTTTTAATTTCAAATTAGTTATAACTTTTTCTAGTTCCCAAACTGTCATATCCTTAGTGCTAGTTTTTTTAGTTATAGTCAGTAATAGATGACGATATGTATCGTCATCTAGATTAAGTTGAGATTTTGCAATATGAATCAGCTTGATGTATTTAGATTTCATCTATTTAACTCCTATTAATGATGGAGAATTACCTGAACCAGATAAACCATGATTCAGTTTTATGTTTTTTCCAGCTAAATACCCTTTATATTTAGCGTCATCTGCACCATTGCAGTTTTTAGTATTGCGTAATGTTGCTTCTGATAAATCAAGCTTTTCCTGTTCATATTTATTTAGTATTTTATTTTCATCATCAGGTATAACGAACTTACTTAAAACATTATAAATTCCATTAATCCACCCAATGCAAAATTGATCTGCTCTAGCCATTTTTGTTGATTTTTTAACACGCTTATTTTGGCCATTCAAAAACTCTTTACGCGCCTTAATAATCAATCTTACAAGAACATCAAAAGTATATGCCGCAAGCTGAGGGCGTTCTCTCATTCCATAAAATTTAACAGTCATGTGATTCGTTTCATTGTTATAACAAAAATAACCTTTAACCCCAAATGCAGAACAAATAACATTAGCCAATATACCGACATAAGACGGTTGTTTTTCTGCATCAGTTGGTGTACGTTTTGCCATTGATTCGTTAATTGAAAATAGTTCAACATCACTAGCATTAATATCGTGTTCTTTCATTAACTTTAGTGCTCTTTGCATAGCAATAGCAGCTTCATGTGGATTAGTTGATTTTGCTAATGCTAAAAGTTTTTTGATTTTATCAATGTACTTTTCATTATTATTTGTCATAAAAACACCTTAAAAAACTAACAAAACGTTGTTTTAATGTTTTAGCTGATTTTAATTTTGTATATTCAGCATAGAGTTCATCGTACAACTTTCCATCAACATAGCCCTGACCAGTTACTTCACGCATAAATGAATGTTCATGGCTGATTGAAATATAATGGTCGGGCATATAACGCTTAGGGCTAGAGAATTTAGCCATTTGCTAATTCCTCCAACTCATCGATGATGCGATCAGCTTCACATTCAGATAAACCATACTCTTTACAATGAGCTATAAAATTAGCTATCTGGCTTAATATAAATTGATGCAAAATATAAAAATCTTGTGTTTGCATGATTAGATAACCTCCTGTTCGAATGGCACTATCGCAAAATCTTCAACATCTTTTTTGATAGTGATGCCAGGAACATGCGCTACTGCATTTGGCTCGTTTAAAATAGCTTCTTTGTTGATTTCTTCTTTAGTACGAATAAATCGCGTTAATTTGAGTTCTTTCAATGCCTCAATAACTGATTCGGAACCACGAATAGTGCAAGATGGCGGTCGATTACGCCACTGAACCTCACCAGTAACTAGATTTGCAGACTTAACTTTACCGCCATTAGTCAGTTCATCACGATTTGCTTCGCACCAAATTTGAATACCTGTTTGTAGCTGTGTAGATTTAAGCTTTAATAAATCAATAGCTGATGAATAACCTGCTGTTATTTCAGCTATTTTGTCGTTCATTTCTGTTTCTAGGCGAATCAATTCACGTTGAATATCACCTAAATTTCTAATTGATGATGTTACTTCTTCTTTGGATTGCACAGCATAAACAGATGCGGCTGCTTTAATACGTTTTTTGGCTTTTATCATTTTTATTGCTCCTAATTAATGCAAACGACTAATATCGCGCTCTTTCCACACAATTCGGCAACCATGTAATTCAAATTGCCCAAATCGATAATAACCTTCGTAGCGGTAATATGTTGCTCGACCAGCTTCTATATACTTATTGCACTTTGGGTGATGCTCAATTTCAATTGTTGGTTTTGACAGCGAATCATGATAAAAACCAATGACCGTTAGATCTTCATTAGATAATATATTTACGGCTTGATTAACCGCATTTATCCCATTATTAATTAACTGATTTTTCATCATAGATCTCCCCGTTCTTTAATACATTCAGCAATTACTTCACCAGTAACTTTTGGTGCGCCAATGCGTGCAGCTAGATTTAATGCATTTGATACCAAATTGTTAACCGCTAGCGGGTAACATAATGACCGCACTTGCTTTTCGCCCCGGCGAGTTGTTGCAATACGTAATCGATTGATAATTTCAGTAAATGCTGATGAATCAAATAACGTTGTATAGTCCATATCAACACGTGAAAACTTATGTTTGATATATTCTTCAACTTTAAAATCTAATGGTTTTAGGTTTACCACCTCGCAACGTTGCACAACTTCACGAACTTCGGGGTTATACTCTGATAGTTTTGTTTGTAACTCTGTTTGACCAATTAAAATAATTGATAGTAGTTTTTTAAAGCCTTCTTGTAACTCATAAAATCGCTTTAAGTGCTTTAATGTCGGGATTGGTAATCCATGTGCTTCTTCAATAATTAACAAATGTTTACGACCAGATAATGCACTATTTTTAAGTAAAGTATGCATTTGCCTTGCTCGTGCTTCAGCACTGCGTTTTGGTTTGGCTTGTGGATCAATCGCATTGATGATTGCGCCACTAATATCCATGCTTTTTAGTGATTTACCTTTGACTTCGTTATCTTCCAACCCTAATACATACGGCTCAATAACCGTTATTGGTTCATGATTAATATTGATCCAATCAATTAAATCATGGCGCAATGTGGATTTACCGCTACCTGACTCACCAATTACCGCCAACATTCCGCCATGCTTTGCCGTTTGGCGCATTGCAGCACGAACATAACGGATATCATCAGAAAGATAAACATCGGCATCCTGTGTCATTTCGTCAGTGAACGGATCACGAGGAATGCGAAAATGTGCCCGAGCATCTCGATTTATAGTTTGTTTTCGTAGTAACATATAGGTTGACTCCTTTGTTAAGTTTTCATTTGAGTCAACTGGCACAGCGTCGTCCGCCAAGATTTCGGCTGTGTCAGTTTCTTCTTCAAAAATATTCAGTAAATAATCGTTATTTAAACCTAGTTTAATTAACGCTTTTTCAATTTTTTGCTCTAGTTCATTACGAACTATTGAGCGTGGCCAAATATCATGATTAACAAGCTGATTAATAACGGCTTGACTGATTGAGTTACCTTTATACTCAATCAAGCGGGCAAGCTGAGCTTGTTTAATATTGAACTGTGCCATCACGCTTTTTAATTTCAGCATTATTTAACAATCCTTAGTCCTGTTGTGCCGTCACAAACTGCAATTGGAGCCGTAAACGAATGAATTAATGACTCTAGCGCGTCTTCCGGAACGCCGTTTTTATAACTTGCTGATAACCATTTATTTTCATCTATTGTTAATCTGCGGCCGATTGAGCTAGTAATACGCATTAAAGCAGCAGTTAGCGTTAATGTTGTTGCAGCTGGCTTTAAATGCTCAGGTGTTTCAATTTCATTACCTTTTTTAGCACTTGCTAGATAGGTTGGATGTTCAATATCATCTAAGTAATCCAGTGTGTTAAGTTTGCCGCCAAATGGCGCTACTTGTTTTTGTTTAGCTTTTTTGATTTCATCTTCGCTCATATCTGGATATGCAACTTGATCCATTGCTTTCGCTGCTTGTTCAATTTCAGTATCACCTTTCGATTTATATTCCTCGCCAATCACTGGTGCATCTAAACATTGTCCAAATTGGTCATAATTGCGATTCGGTTCAACACGATAAATCAGTGCTTCACCGTCATAACGTGGCACTTCGATTTGTATTGCACAATCACCGTAAACTAATGAACGAACACTGACTTTATCTTTAACAGCAATACCATCTAACCCTTTTAAACTATAAATAAGTGAGCTTTCCGCTTGCGGATGTTTAAAGCTAATGGTTAAATCAGGGCGAACTTGACGTTCTTGCTCACGACTTGCCATCAGTGCTTTACAAACATCAATCGGCGGTAATAAGCGTAATTGCTCTGCTGTAATGTATTGCCAAAGCCCTTGGCGTGAAACTGGCTCTGATAATCCAATACGACGTAGACGTGTATCTTGCCCCGGTAAACGATTGGCGTTGTATGCTTCTGCCCAGTTCATTGCAGAATGATTTAGCTCTTCAATACTACGAACAGGTTGAAACTTTAAACGGCTTTCAAATTGTGTTTCGATAATATTATTGGCATTTTCAACACCACCTTTAGCTCTTGCATTACCTGCTTCGTGTTCTAGATATTTAACTTCTAAATGGTCTAACAAATTCTTGATTGCTGATGATGTATTAGCAGAACCTTTATCCCAATAAAGTAGTTGTGGCACACCATGAAATAAACGCCCATCTTGCTTACCCCACGCAAACATTAAAAATTGGAATAATGAGTGTTGGTTTTCGCCTGCAGCTTCAACGTACCACGGAATAATGATGCCAGATGCACGGTCATACAATGTGTAACGCCAAACTTTGTATTTAACTTTTGCGTAATTCTCTAGCTTGTTTTTATAAAAATCACGGTCACGCATAATATGCTGTTTATCTTTCATGTAATAAATTAGGCATAGAGAGGGATCTACTTCGTGCACATGATTGGGATGTAATGCACGTAATGATTGAACAGGATTTGCTACTTGTTGTGCTTTTACATTCATTTTGCGGTTTCGTAATAATCTTGCAAAATGATTAGTACTTACACCAATTTCATAACCATTTTGTTTTGCAATACTTGTTGCTGTTGTTGTAAACATAGTTTGTTTACCATTATCACGCACTGACTCTTTACATATTGCTCCGACCACATTTAAAGCAATATCAGAAACACTTGTATCACCTTTATCAGCTCTGCATTTCCGATCACTTGACCAACCACAAAACTCTTTTAATTGTCGGTAAATAGTTTGTTTAGAAATACCTAAAAAGGCTTGTGCTTCACTCATAATAGCGCTTCTTGAACCAAAATCTGTTTTATCTAACTTAATTGCTAATTTATTTAAATAGTTGCGAATATTAGGTGATACCATTTTTAATTCCCTTGATATGAAATATCATTTATATAAATCTTGGATATTCTCATTTACTAAAGATTCTTGTCGCTGTTGAGCTTCCATGATATCGCTATCAAATTTGCTCCAAAGTTCACGATGCACATAACGAGCTTGATCTAAAGTTAATACAGCCGAACCATTCAACGTTAATAATGCAATTTGCATTGATTCAGGCAATGAATATGGTTTTTCGGGATCGTAATCAGGGTCATTCTCAAGTATTTCGAGCATTAATTTATACATAATGTCTACATACTGCCTTTGTTCTTCAAATAGCTTATCCATGCGTGATTGCGTTTCTGCTATCTGTTTTTTAAACGGCTCTAAACGCTCATCTAACGGCACGGTTTTCATTTCAAATTGAGCCAGTTTTATTGCTAATTCTTCCTTTTCTTTCGCTACATCCGCATTACGCTTGCTTAATGCTTTATAGTCAGCTTGCAAATTACTATTTTCTTTTTTTAGTTGCTCTTTTTCTTTAGCATTTTTAGCAATAAATTCTTCAGCAAGTTCTACTAAAGCTTCTTTATCACCTGCTTTAGCCACTTCAATTAATGCCGTTTTTTGGTCTTCTGGTAATTTGCGGTACTGGCGTAATTCACGGTAGCCTATGCCAATACGAGACATTTCTTCTAAAGCTTGTTCACCAAAATTATTTAAATTTAAAATATCTTCATCGATTTGTTGACGTGATTTTCCCATCAATGAACAAAAATCTTCCCATGTTCCAGAAAACTGCTGACCGTCAGCGGTTTTTTTTCCTGCTAATGCTTTATATAGTTTGTTTTCTTTAATTATTTTTAATTTAAAAGTGCTTACCGTCAGCGAAAATTTACTAAAAGCATCAGCCATTTGAGCTTGACCAAGCAACTGGTTTAATAAATCACGATCTTCGTTAAATTCACTTTGAATGCTAGTTATGGTATTCATTGCGTTATTCATTTTTTGCTCATCAATTGCAGGTAATTCAATTTCTTCTTTTGCTTTGTTTGCTGTTCTTGCCATTTTTATTATCCTTATCTTGCACCAGCTGTAATGCGCTGGTTCATTTCTGTCATTTGGTCTTGCATTTTAGTGATGTGAATTGCATGTGCTTGGGCTATTTGCAACATTTGCACACTATGAGCAAACAAACCATTATCTAGCTTAATTACTAGTCCTTCCTCGATTAATGTTTGAAGTGAACGCGTTACATTAACAGGTGATTCATTGATCATCTTTGCGATATCGCCATTAGATAAACCTGTTAACGTATAACCTTTAAGCGCTTTTAGTACCTTAAGTATTCGAGTGCCAGATGTTGAAATTTGTGATCTATGCATGTCTTTCGTCCTTTTTCTATATGTGAAAAACTGTTACAATCGGCATTAATAGGCTTGTTTTAGGCCAAGTTTTACTGCTATATCGTGTGTTTTACCGCGATGAGCACGACTTAAACCATTTAAAACGTTATAAACAACAACAGGGTGGTAACCATTTTCAATCGCCCAAGATTTGATAGTTTTACCTTTTTGTTGAAATTGTTGCTTAACTTGTTCGGGAGTGAGAACTTTAGACATTTTTAGCTCCTTTGATATAAGTTATTAATAAGTGATTTATAAATTATGTGTTAAATTATGGTATAAATATTTATACCTGTCAAGATAAAAAGTATGCAAAAAAATATCGGATTAAGACTAAAAGAAGAACGTGAACGTATGGGCCTTAGCCAAGTTGCTATGGGAGAAATTGCTAATGTAAAGAAATTAACTCAACTTAACTATGAAAAAGGTGAGAGATTTCCTGATGCGTTATATTTATCTACATTAGCCAATTTTGGATTAGATGTTCAATATGTTGTAACTGGTATTAGAACAACAAGTAATTTATCTGTTGATGAGCAAGATTTAATTGACAAATTTAGAACAGCACCATTGGCAATTAAAGCGGCTGCTTTGGGCGCCTTAACTGCGGGTACAGCTCAACAAGCAGGGGTTAATATTTCAAATAATACAATTCGTGGTGAAGGTCAAATTGCTGGTGGAAATATTTATACAACTAGGAGGCGGAAAACAAAGTGACGGTTGGACTCCAGGATAATACGGCAGAACAAATAGCTGGTAGAGATATTTATAATATAACGTCAAGTAATGATGAGCTAGATACCCGCCCATTGGTTCCCGCTCAACGAAAATCACTTCATAGTTTAATTTCTGATATTGAAAACTATGGGGAGTTAACGGCACGAGAACTATGGCTGAAACTACACGCTGTTCTCGGTGTTTGTAGTATTAATGAAATAACTGTTTCACAATTTCCTGTTGCTGATAAATTTTTAACTGATGAATTTGAGGCAGCTAAAGAAAAAGCATCTTGTAAAATGCTTATCCATTTGATTCTTTGTGAAATTAATAACAGAGAAGAATTAAAGAATAAGATGAATCATTACAGCAAAAGGCAATTTTGCACTTCAGATTTAAAACGGCTTAATAAAATGCAGCTACAAAATGTACTAAATTATATTGAAGAGCTTTCTAATTTAGAGAAATTAAATAATCAAAATTTTTATAATCAAGTAATAACATTATTTAAAACTCAAACAAAACCTACGTTAGCGATATTTGCCTTGGGTTTTATTTTTGGTGCGATTATTTTTTAAGGATTAAAGATGAAAAATTTATGGCTACTTTGTACTTCAATTATATTTAGTATTTTTTTATTAGTTGGCTGTGATTCTCACCCAGAATATGAGAAAAAAATAAAAAATTATATGATGGGTAAACTGAAAGATCCTGATAGTGCACAATATATATTTAAAGGTTATATGCAAGGAAAAATAGATGGTCATGATGCAACTATTTATATTGTATTTATTAATGCTAAAAATGGGTATGGTGCTTTTACTGGTTATAAAGAATATGAATTTGCAATCTATAAAAACCCATCTGAACTAAGTGGATTACTTTTATCTCAAGGTGGTGTTGAAGAAGTTAGCCATTTAACAAACACAGATAGATTTGAAATTATTGAGAAAATGAAGCTTATTAATGATTAATATTAAATATTTAAATAAATAGGATTAAGTATGAATAAATTAAATTTACTAATTTTATGTTTAGCTTTAGGTTTAACTGGCTGTGCGACTAAAAATTACGGTCGCCAAGGTGAATTAACCCAATATGAAAAAGACACAATGACATGCCGTGAAATTGCGTTAGAACAAGCGAAAATAGAAGGCTTTAAAGAACATGTAGAAAAAGAAAGCCAATTTGATGGACGTTCTGTTTTATCGTTTTTAGGTGACTTTGGCGTTGGTAATGTTATTGAAAAAGGTGAAGCGTTGAAAAGTGCGAATAGGCGGTTGGAGCAATTAAAAGATGTTGAAAAACAGAAAAATTGTGGAGAATAGTAAGTTTTACAGTAAGTAAATGATTAACATTAATAACTCAATATAATAAATACCTATGGTTACCTTTAAATATGAGGAATAGAAATGGATAACTTAAAGATACAAAGGTTTGCAGAAGTTGATTTTTTGGATTCTTTTTTTGATTCATTGAAAGATGATTATGCTTATGGTTTTGTTGATTGGTGGAATAAAAAAGTAAAAACACAAGATACTGCATTTGTTTTATATAATTATAATTATTCGTCCATCGATGGTTTTATGTATTTAAAGTTAGAAAATAATATTGATGATATTACTCCCCCGTTAACTGATGGGCCTTATCTAAAGGTTGGAACATTTAAATTTAATCCCGCGGGTACATTGCGTGGAGAACGTTTTATCAAAAAAATCTTTGATGTTGCTATCGAAAATAATGTTGTGGGAATATATGTAACAATTTTTGATAAGCATGATTATTTAATTCATCTTTTTGAGCGATATGGTTTTTGTATTTATGGTACAAAAAAAAGTGATAATGGTTTAGAAAACGTTTTATTAAAAAAAAGAGCTTTTTCTGGTGATCTGAAAAAAGATTATCCCTATATTAATACTGGAACAAACAAATACTTATTAGCTATATATCCCAAGTTTCATACTCAACTTTTTCCTGACTCAATTTTAAAAACGGAGTCAACATCAATAATTCATGATGTATCACACACGAATAGTATTCATAAAGTTTATATTTCTAATATCCCAATGACTGGTAATTTTAATAAAGGAGATATTGTAGTAATTTATAGAACAGGAGAAGAAGGTAAAAGTGCTTATTATTCTGCCGTTACGACATCAATCTGCGTTATTGAAGAAGTAAGGACTATTTCTTCTTTTTCTAATAATGAAGAGTTTGTTGACTATTGTAGTAGATATAGTGTGTTTACATTAGGTGAATTGAATCAATTATATTCTAAAAATTATTATAAAACTTATTCTCCTTGTTATGTAATAAAGTTTACATATAATATCGCATTACCTCGTCGCCCCAATAGAGCGACACTAATCAATGAGGTTGGTTTAAACGCAAAAGAAAGATGGTCTTGTTTAAAACTAAGCGATAATCAATTTGAAAAAATATTGAAACTAGGTGAAATTAATGAAAGTCTTATTATCAATTAAACCAGAATTTGTAACAAAAATATTATCTGGTGAAAAACGATTTGAATTTAGAAAAAATATTTTTAAAAATAAATCGGTTAAGACTATAGTGATTTATGCAACAATGCCTGTTGGAAAAGTCGTTGGAGAATTTGATATAGATTACGTAATATCGGATAATCCTGATTTAGTATGGGAAAAAACCAAAAAATATGCGGGTATAAGTAAGCGGTTTTATGATGCATATTTTGAACAAAAACAACGAGCCTTTGCTATTGCTGTTGGTAGAGTGACTAAATATGAGAAACCTAAACCTTTGAACTATTTGGGTAATAATATTGTTGCACCTCAATCGTACCGTTATTTATAACTATTGCTGTTCACTTATATTGATAACGAATAATCTGCCCCCGTTCAAATTACATTTCAAGTAAGTAAGATCATAATAACCTTATACGTTACTTTAACTTATGAGGTTTTTTATGGTTCATCCAATCAAAAAATTATCCCAAATACGCCTTCTCAAATGGTATTTAGTCGCTATTACTTTATTTGCAATTATTACGTTACTCTCACCTCAGCAATTACCAGTTGTTGCTTATAAGCTGGCTTTAGTCTTGCTTTCTGCCGTGATTGGTTACCACCTAGACCGTGCGCTTTTCCCTTATGCATCTCCTGGCGGTTATTTATATAACGATTGGAAAGAGTTTGGTCCTGATTTTTATACCAAGCAATATATTGAGTCTTTAGAAAACAATGAACAACCAGAGGCAATGGATTCAAAAATGTGTGCGGAATACCCTGTTCTTGATGAGTATCGAACCCTGTTTGCGGTTGTTCTGATTCGTCGGGCGTTGATTGTTTCCGCTGTGATTTTTGGTGTAACACTTGGATTATAGCCATGCGTTACTTAACCTTACTTATTGTATTTATGCTGTTTAGTTGTCATTTAGCGCCTGCTATAGCAGTTGTACCAAATGATGCTAAGCAACATCAACGGGAACTGACACGTAATGCACGTGCAATCTTTGGTCTTGATGCGCCAATTGCGTTGTTTGCAGCTCAAATCCACCAGGAATCAAGATGGAAAGTAAACGCAAAATCACCAGTAGGTGCACAGGGGCTTGCTCAATTTATGCCTGCAACGGCGGATTGGATTTCTGGTGCATATCCTAAGATATTGGGTAGCAACGAACCTTATAACCCATCTTGGGCACTGCGTGCCTTAGTTCAATATGATTATTGGTTATATCAGCGTATTAATAAAACTGCTAGCGATTGTGATAGATGGGGATTCACTTTGTCTGCCTATAACGGCGGGCTTGGCTGGGTAAATCGTGATCGTCAGCGAGCAAAACGAGAATATCAAGATTCTGGGCATTACTGGGGTGTGGTTGAAAATATTAATGGTGGTCGTAAAAGCATTAATTTTAAAGAAAACCGTGATTATCCAATTCGTATTATCTACCGCTGGCAACCTGTTTATATAAATGAAAATTGGGGTTTAGGAGTTTGTGATGATTAGAAATATAGGCAAATTAATCAAAAGCTTTTTTGTGGGCAGTAAAAATTATTTTTTGTTGGGAATAATTTTGGTTGTTGGTTTGGGTGCACTTTACCGATTAGGTATCAGTCATGGCAAATCAATGGCCAAACAAGAATATATTGCTTTAGAAGCACAACAAGCAATGGATACGTTAAGTCAATTTATTGAGAGTACAAAGCAATTAACTAAAGCCGCTAATGATGCAAGTTATTCATTGTCACAGCAGATAGTAGAAAGGAAATTATATGATGAACAATCAACCCAAGCATTACAAGATGCACTTAACAAAACGGCTAATGATCGCAGTCATTGCGTGTTTGATGATAGTGTCTTGCAGTTCATCGACTCAGCCCGTGAAAATGCAGCTCAAGCAACAACCCATGGTTTTACCAGCACAACTGACGGTACCATGCGAATTACCCGTAAAACGACGAAATAATACGGCGGATGGTTTAGCTCAAGTCTTAAAACAGCTTTATGACCAATATGGGCAATGCTCGGGTCGATTTATTGAACTAATAAAATATATCAACGAGGTAAACAATGGACAACGCTGATTTAGCAACAACAGCCGAAATGGAAGCACTAGACCGTGCGCTAGCGAAACATCAAGCAAAAACGGGAGTATCACGCTTATATTGTCGAATCTGTGAAGAGCCGATAGCTGAAGAACGTCGAAAAGCATTAGTGACTGATTTATGTATTGAATGTGCTTCGATAGAAGAAAAAAGGAATAAACGATGAATTTTAATGAAATCACCTTTAACTGGCAGTTTCTGCAATGGGTTGTAATGGCGGTGGTTGGAGTGTACTCATGGCTAATTGGTCGTCAATCGGCTAGTCAAAAAGAATTATTAGATTTACGTATTCGAGTAACACAAGTTGAGGAGACGGTTAAATCACTGCCGACTCAACATCAAGTAACTAAGCTAATTGAAAAATTAAGTAGTAATGAAGCAACTTTAAATCAGTTAAGCGATCGACTATCAGGGTTATCACGGCAATTAGATAACATTAACCAATTTTTATTAAAGAACAAGTGAGGAATTATGAGCTACGCTGAATTTTTAAAAGAAGATCAACGGTTGGTTATTTTGCGTATCTTATATGAAATGCCAAGTTATAGCAGTAATTCTAGCATTATCTATAGTGCGTTAGATCACTATGGTCACGCTATTAGCCGAGACCAAGTTAAAACCCATCTAAGTTGGCTTGGGCAGCAAAATTTAATCAAAATCGAAACAATCGGTAGTGTTATTGTTGCACGTTTAACCGATTTTGGTGCTGATGTGGCTACCGGTAAAGTTGTTGTGCCGGGTGTAAAACGTCCAAGCGCAGGAGCGTAATTATGGGGCGTAAATCAACGATCCACAAACTAGAGCCTGAGGTACGTAGTTATATTGAGAAACTACTACGAGCAGATCAACTTACACTAGATGAAATGATTACAGAACTGCAACAAAAATTCCCAAGCAATGAAACTCCTAGCAGAAGCAGTTTGCATCGATATCAGAAGGGATTTAATGAAATGACCAATAGCTTACGTGAAATTGAAACAGCATCACGTATTTTGGTTGATGAATTGGGTGATAGTGTTGATGACAAATCAGGAGCACTACTTGCACAAGCAGTCACAACGTTAGCAACACGTGCCGCATTTAAAGCACATGAATCAGAAGATATCACAATCAAAGAAATTAGTTTTTTAGCAAAAGCCGCTAAAGAAGCCATGCAAGCACGTCAATTAAGTTTTAAAGAGCGGCAGGAAATCGAAAAAGCAGCACGTGAAAAGTTATTGCGTGAACAAAAAGAAAAACTGGATGAGCTAGAAAAAACAGGCGAAGTACCAGCTGAAATGTTAGCTAAAGTAATTAAAGCGGCGTATGACTTATGACAGTAAAAAATGAACCAGCCTTAAAACTCTATGACTATCAAAAACAGTGGGTAAACGACACTAGCCGTTTTGCTATTGCTATGTTTTCAAGGCAATGCGGTAAAACCTTTACCAGTACATTACAAATTGTGCTCGACTGTTTGCGAGCTGAAGCACAAGGGAAACGTGCGCGTTGGGTTATTTTATCACGGGGTGAACGTCAAGCCCGTGAAGCCATGAATGAGGGTGTTAAAGTTCATCTTCGTGCAATGTCCGCAGGCTTTAAAGAACTCGATTATGATTGGGATGCTAATATTCGGGCATTAGAAGTTGAATTACCTGGTGGCAGTAAAATTACTGCTTTACCTGCCAATCCAGATACTGCCCGTGGTTTTAGTGCTAGTGTTTTACTGGATGAATTTGCCTTTCACCAAGATAGTCGGGCAATTTGGAAAGCATTGTTTCCTGTTATCTCAAAGCCCGGTTTAAAACTGCGTGTGATTAGCACACCAAATGGCAAAGGCAATAAATTTTATGAGCTGATGACAGGTAAAGATGATGGTTGGTCACGTCATTCAGCGGATATTTATCAATGTGTAGCAGATGGTTTACCGCGTAATATTGAAGAGTTGCGACGAGGTTCCGGTGACGACGATTTATGGGCGCAAGAGTTCGAGCTTAAGTGGTTAGATGAAGCAAGTAGTTGGCTTGATTTTGATTTAATTACTAGCGTCGAAGATGAAAAAGCAGGATTGCCTGAACACTATACAGGCAATCCTTGTTTTGTTGGCGTTGATATTGCTACACGTAATGACCTATTTGTTATTTGGGTCATTGAACTAGTGGGCGATGTTCTTTGGACTCGTGAAATTATTGAGCGTAAACGACTCTCTTTTGCTGAACAAGATTTACTGCTTGATGATGTTTTTAGGCGTTATCGTGTTATTCGTATCTGTATGGACCAAACAGGTATGGGTGAAAAACCTGTTGAGGATGCTAAACGACGTTATGGTGAAATGGTCGTTGAAGGTGTGCTATTTACCGCTCCAAATAAATTAACATTAGCAACACAAGGTAAACAAGCATTTCAAGATAGAAAACTTCGTATTCCCGCTGGCAATAATGCACTTCGTGCTGATTTGCATAAGTTAAAAAAAGTGACTGGCGCAATGGGGCAACCGCGTTTTGTTGCTGATTCTGATAGTAATGGTCATGCCGATAGAACGTGGGCTGCTTTTCTTGCCATTAATGCTGCAAGTCAAGGCGTATATGAAATTGAATATCAATCACTTGGACATCGTGATTCTTATCGTTCACTTAATGAATATTCAAGTGGTTCAGAGCTAGAAATAACCGAAACAGGCTTTGGTACCGTTCGTGGCGGTAACGATTTTGGAGGATTTATTTAATGTTTAATTGGTTTAAAGGTAAAAAACCAAAGATTGAAACAGGCCGAGAGCTTGCTGGTACTGGTGAAAATAATGATATTACAAAATTATATGTTGGCACACTAGCGCAACCAGATGATAGCGTGCTACAAAATCGTGGTGCCGGTCGTTTAGATATTTACAAAGAAGTTTTAAATGATGATGAAGTGAAATCAGCCTTTACTCAGCGTCAAGATGCTGTCATTTCACGTGAATGGAAAGTTGAACCTGGCGGCGATAAACCGATTGATATTGAAGCAGCTGATGCAATGAGCGAGTTGTTAAAATCGATTGGGTTTGATCGTGTTACAAAACTTATGCATTATGGAGTGTTTTATGGTTATGCAGTTGCTGAACTTATCTATGGTATCAAGGGTAATTTATACTGGATCGACGATATTAAAGTTCGCGATCGCCGTCGTTTTCGGTTTACTCCAACCGGTGAACTGCGTTTACTGACACAAAATAATATGCATGATGGGATATCTTGTGATGAGCCGTACTTTTGGCATTACGCCACAGGTGCGGATCATGATGATGAACCTTATGGTTTAGGGTTGGCTCATTGGCTTTACTGGCCAAGCTTTTTTAAACGCAATGATATTAAGTTCTGGCTAATTTTTCTGGAAAAATTCGGCATGCCAACGGCAGTGGGCAAATATAGTACAGGTGCAACACCTGAACAAAAACGGGACTTACTGTCACTCACTCGTGCAATTCAGACCGATTCTGGCATCATCATGCCAGATGGCATGACGCTTGAATTGCTACAAATAGCACGCTCAGGCGCAGGCGATTACAAAGCGTTTTACGATTCAATGAATGAAGCTATTCGGCGTGTAACCGTTGGACAAATTACTTCCTCAGGTGGTGCATCTAGCTCAATCGGTGGTGATGAGTCATTACAAGCTGCGGTACTAACATCAATTGCTAAATCAGATTCTGATGTAATGTGCGAGTCATGGAATCGAGGTCCTGGTACCTGGTTTACACAGATGAATTTTCCCGGTGCTGCTGTTCCTCAGGTTTCACGTATTTTTGATGAACCAGATGATTTAAAATCAATGTCAGAACGTGATAAAAATATTATTGAATCTACTGGTTTCCGTCCAACTCTTTCCCATGTACAGGATACTTATGGTGGTGAATGGGAAGAAAAACCGCAACTAGCAGAGCCGATTGATGCGCAATCTTTAAAAAACGTTGATTTTGCCGAACAGCAACCGAATACCTTTGCACCCGTGTTGCAATCAAATCATTTAAATACGGAAATGCAACCAGTTACCGACCAATGGATTAATCAAATTAAAGAACTGGTTGATAATGTTCAATCATTAGAAGAATTACGTGATAAGTTATTTGAGCTAATTCCCGATATGCAATTAGATAAATATGCAAAGGTCATGGCTGAAGCATTAACAGCAGCTAATTTAGCAGGTCGCACAGAACTACTTGAGGATAGCAAAAATGGTTAATGTCGCATATGGCTCGTTGCCATTTAAAGAGCAAATTGAATTCTTCAGACGTAAAGCAAATGTGCCCACAAACAGCTATGTAGATATCTACAATAATGAGCATGATTATGCCTTTGTTGTGGCGGGTGCTAATCGTAATGCATTACTAAATGATTTTCGTGCAGCAATTGATAAAGCAATTAGCCAAGGCACAACACTGGATGAGTTCCGTAAAGACTTTGCTGAGATAGTTGAACGTCATGGTTGGAGTTATAACGGCGGTTTTAACTGGCGTACTCGTATCATCTATGAAACAAATTTAAACAGTTCTTATCAAGCTGGGCGCTATCAACAATTACGTGATTCTAAATTTCCATACCTAGAATACTTACATAGTGATTATGTTGAACACCCTAGAGAACTTCATCAAAGTTGGGATCATCTGGTATTAGATTTTAATGATTCCTGGTGGAATACACACTTTCCCCCCAATGGCTATGGTTGCCAGTGCCGTGTTCGTGGGCGTACAGCTGGTGATTTAAAACGTATGGGAAAAAATGGGCCAGATAAAGCACCATCAATTAATTGGATTGATAAAGTTATTGGTGAAAATAATGGTAATCCTAGAATTGTAAGAGTGCCCGAAGGGATTGCCCCTAGCTTTGAACATATTCCTGGACAATCACGACTTGATAACTTTGTACCCAATCCATTAGATACAGATCCAACTTTAAAACGAGGTTTACCATCAAGCAAAGCAACTGATGAATGGCCAGCTATCCGTGAAGTAAGCAAAAATAGACTGTTAGAAAAAGGCTTAACTGAAGAAGATTATGCCAATATTTTCTTAAATGAATTTGGTGCAACATTAACCAATCCAGCTATTTTTAAAGATGTAGCCGGTGATGCATTAGTAATCGGTAAACAGCTTTTCACTGTTAGCAAAACTGGTGAATTGAAAGTGACAAAACGTGATCGTGAGCAATTTTTATTGTTACTTGCGGATTCGTTAAAACTGCCCGATGAAATTTGGACAAGAATGGAATACTTTGATCATCTGCAAAAATCGGTAGTTCGGCGGCGTTATATCTCGCGTTTTATGATTGATGGTGAAGTTAAGCCAATGCTTGCGGTGTTTGAGGTCGGTGATGATGGTTGGCTAGGTGTAACAACATTTGCGCCTGATAACCCTGAATATTTAGAGCAACTGCGTGTTGGTGTTCGAGTGTTTAAACGATAAACCTCAATCACTGCCATAATTGAGGTGCATAAGTAAGGATTTGAGGCTTTGGCAGAAGCTGCTTACTTACATTCGAAATAGTATAGGTGAAAAAATGACTGGCGTAAATATTGAGTTTAATATACAAGATGCTCTTGATGCTATGCTTCATATTGAAGCAGCCATAGATGATACTCAAAGTTTATTTAGTCATATGGGCGAAGTATTACTTGATATTCATGAAGCCAGATTTACGGCTCAAGAATCGCCCGATGGTGTACCGTGGAAAGAACTATCTCCTTGGTATAAAGACTCAAAACCCAAACAAAAAGATAAAATTTTAACGCTAGATGGTAATCTAAGAAGTACGTTGCATTGGCAGATTGAAGGTAATACTTTGTTGTTTGGTACAAACCAAATCTATGGTGCAATTCATCAGTTCGGCGGTACAATTAAACCTGTTAGAGGCAATGCATTAAATGTTAGCGGGCGCCTAGCCAAACAAGTAGTAATTCCAGCCAGACCATGGCTTGGCATTAGCGCCCAAGATAAATTACTATTGGTCGATGTTGTGCGTGAGCACTTGGGTTTTGCTTAAAACGCAATATAACGCGTTTTAAGCCACTTTATTAAAAAAGGCTAATCAGTTTATTTACGAATCGCTTTAATCGTGTTGTAAATGCTTTATAATAAGTTTTTAGTGTATATTCTTTCTATTATTTTGCCGTTCCCCTTTCCAAATTATTAAAAATTTATCTGCCCGCGTTCAGATTACCTTTTTCTCAAAATAGATCATGATGCTCTATATCAATTTATTGGAGCATTTTTTATGGCACTTATCCCCGTTTTTAAACCTGGTACGCATACTGCGGTAGATGGTCGAAAAATCACTTTTACTTTAGAGAACTGTATTGATTTAGCAGAAAGCTACGATCCAAGTTTATCTGAAGCGCCTGCTGTAATTGGTCATCCAAAACTAACTGCACCAGCTTATGCGTGGGCAAAATCATTCGAAGTAAAAGATGGTTTAGTTTATGCAAAGTTAGATCAGATTAATCCAGAATTTGCTGAAGCCTATAATGCAGGCAGTTATAAAAAACGTTCACTTTCAATTTATTTGCCGGATTCACCGGGCAATCCTAAACCGGGTCATTATTATGCTCGTCACATCGGTTTTTTAGGTGCAGCAGCGCCTGCTATTAAAGGCTTGCCTGACGCCAGTTTTGCGGAGTCTGAAGGTGAGCAAGGTGCCGCAGAGTTCTCTATGGCTGATGAAGAATTTGATGAGAATTTGATTTCAATTTTATCTAATTTGCGTGACCTGCTGATTGAAAAAGCCGGCATTGCCAGTGCTGACCTATTTTTACCGCAATGGCGCCTTGAATCATTGCGTTCAATATCTGCTCAAAAACAAAAGGAGAAAGAAAAAATGCCACAACCTTTAGACGCTAGCTTTGCCGAACAACAAGCAGCAATTGACGCTAAAAATGCTGAACTAGCAAAACGTGAACAAGCATTGCTAGAAAAAGAACAAACTAACAAGCGTGCGGAATTTGCTGCCTTTGCTGATGAATTAGTTAAAGATGGAAAATTATTACCTGCTCATAAAACTACAGTTGTTGAAGTATTTATGGCGTTGGGTAGTGAACCAATTTCATTTGCTGAAGGTGATGCAACTGTTAACAGTTCCCCAGTTGATTTAATCAAAAAAGTACTTTCAGAGCGTCCTAGTTTTATGAACTTTGCTGAAAAATCGGCTGCTAGTGATAGTGAAGATAACGTTGATAAACAAGATCCAAAAGTCATTGCTGATGCAGCCAAAGCTTATCAAAAAGAACAGGCAGACAAAGGTAATACAATTTCAATTAGCCAAGCTGTTACGCATGTAACCAAAGCTAAAAAGTAAGAGCATTAATTACAGGCTGATTATTAATATCAGCATCATTTTAATTTTAACCAAAAGGTTTTTATATGAATATTCCAGGATTAACAGTAGCAAAAACCGCTGAAGGCGAAGTCAAACCCCGTTTAATTGTGTGCCATGGTAGTGAAGATGGGCTAGCAAAAACAGCGATTGACGGTAACGCATTATTAATCGGTGTATCAACAATTGTTGGTGGTGGTGACGGTGAAGTGTTTGATGTTGTGCGCAGTGGGTTGGCACAAGTTTTTTATAGCGAAACCATTGCGATTGGTGACCCAATCACTGCAAATGCGGATGGCCGAGCTAAAAAAGCAATGTCAGGTGATTTTATTATTGGCTATGCCGAAGTTGCGGGTGATGCCGATGAATTAGGCACTATTTGGATTGCACCAAGCAAACAAGCTTAACCTTTTATTTAACTAATGGTCCATGGTCTTTGATAAACAATTTTATAAATAGGAGTTTTATATGCAACGTCCTTTTCCCGTTGAACCGCAGTTGACTGCAATTGCTATCGCTTACCGTAATAATAAGTTAATTGCCGATGAGGTTTTGCCCCGTGTGCCTGTTTCTAGCACATCATTTAAATGGCTTGAATTTGATTTTTCAGAGCGATTTACTTTGCCTAATACCAAAGTTGGTAGGACGTCACAACCGAATCAAGTTGAGTTTAGTGCCAAAGAAAAAGAAAGCTCAGTTGAAGATTGGGGACTCGATAGCCCTGTCCCTCAAGATGATATTGATACAGCCATTACAGGCTATAACCCACTTGGTCATGCCGTTGAGGCCACGACTGATTTAATTTTGTTAGATCGTGAGGTTAGAGCTGCAAATTTGCTATTTAATGGTGCAAATTACAGCAATAAACAAACATTAACTTCTGCACAGCAATGGAATAATCCTGATAGTGACCCAGTAGCATTAATAACGGATGCATTCGATGCAATGGTTCAGCGTCCAAATATCGGCACACTAGGACGTCGAGTTGCCACAATATTACGTCGTCATCCAAAGATTGTTTCAGCATATCATGGAAATGCCGGTGAAAGTGGTTTAGTTCCTCTCGGATTTTTAGCTGACTTATTAGAGTTAGAAGCCATTTATGTCGGTGATGCATTTTTAAATAGTGCAAAACCAGGTAAATCGCCAGCATTACTTCGTGCTTGGGGCAATAAAGCATCATTCACGGTACGCAATAAATTAGCAAATACTAAAGGTGGTGTGACGTTCGGTTATACAGCTCAATTTAAAGATCGTGTTTCGGGTTCGATTGTTGATCCTGATATCGGTTTACGGGGTGGTCAACGTGTTCGAGTCGGTGAATCGGTCAAAGAGCTAGTTGTGGCTAAAGATGCGGGCTATTTGTTTGAAAATGTTATTCCAGCAAACAGTTAATAATGTGAACAACAACCAACGGTAATGTATCGTTGGTTTGGGTCAAGATGATGAATATTCCATACATTACATTGCTAAATTTATCCGAACGTCCAGGACTCGTTGAGCTATCCCAATTGGTTGCTCAAGATGGTGAAATGCCCGTAGATGCTAATTTGTTGGAAGTCATTATTAATGGTGGTGATGTTTCAAGTTGGTTGCCTGATGATGTTATTAATGCAAATCGAGCAATCTCACGTATTAATGAATCAATAGCTGATACTGAAGCTGAAATAAACGGTTTTTTACGTCAAAGAGGACACAAACTGCCCTTAGTTAAAGTACCACGTCTGCTAACTGATTGGGCACGCATTATTGTGCGTTACAAATTGCATCGCAATCGTATTTCTGATGAAAAAACGGATCCGATAGTTCGTGACTATAAACAAGTTCAGGGCTTTTTAAAAATGGTAGCGGAAGGGAAATATTCGCTTGGTATTGAAGATACTCTACCCGTTGCAGGTGGTGTGCCTAAACAAACTGGCCCTGTTCGTGTATTTGATATGAACACACTTAGGGATTTTGGAAGATGAGTAGCGCACCGTTTGATGTTTCAGTGATTGCTGAAAAGTTAAAAGGTTTAATTGCTAATAAAACATTAGTTTTTGTTGGTACTAGTGCTGAATACGGCAAGTTAACCGATTTAACGTCAGCGCCAACCCCTGCTGCTTATGTTTTGCTTGGTAAAGAAACACCCAATGATAAGCCGGCCGGTACACGTCAATCAGTGAGTGTTAATTTTGGTGTTGTGGTTGTTGCACGTGATATTTCTAGTCAAGCAACCAATATTCAAAATGTAAAACAATTGGCAAATCCAGTGATTGGTGCGGTGCGTGATTTGTTGATTGGTAAAACAGTTCAATTTATTGATGGAGTTCGTCCAGTCACATGGGTTGGTGGGCAAACGTTAGGTTTTCAAAATGGCGTGCTAGTTTGGATTGATTCATTTCAAACCCAACACTTCATCGGTAGCCGATAAATAATTTTAGGAGAAAGATATGTCAGATTTATTAATGAGTTTGCAAGGTACGATTAACCTTGCCACACGTAATACCGCCAGTTCACCAGCCCGCCCAGGTGCATTTCGACATGTCGGTACTGCCGATTCGTGTGAAATGGAGTTAAGTGTTGAGACAGTTACGCAAAATGAGTCTTACACTGGGCAACGTCTACAAGTTGGTGAATTAACACTGGGTAAAAGTGGTACGTTAAATCTTACGTTAAAAGATTGGTCAATCGAAAATATTGCGTTAGCGCTTTATGGTGAAAAAATTACTGTTGATGCAGGTATTGTCACTGATGAAAAATTACCAAACGACTTAGTCATTGGTGACCGCATAAAGTTAGCTAACCCATTTGTTGCAGATGTTGAGTTAAAAATTGCTGATGGAACCACATTAGTATTAGGCACAGATTATGAAATCGAATCAGCCCATGCCGGATTAATCAAGTTACTAACTACACAGGCATTAACCGCAACGGTAGATTATTCATACGCTAAAACTGAAAGTTTGGGCATTTTTACCCGTCAACCACCAGAACGTTGGTTTATGCTCGATGGTATCAATACTGATAGAGAAAATGAACATGTAATTGTGGAGCTATTCCGCGTTAAATTCAATCCAATTTCTAACTTCTCGTTACTACACAATGAGGGATACGGTGAATTACCACTTACTGCCACGGTCTTGGCTGATATGAGTCAAAACAAGGATAGTTCGCTTGGTTATTTTGGATCATACGTTCAAAAAGCGAAATAAATTATTGCTTATGCGGTGAATATTCACCGCTAATTACTCAATTCTCTAAATTTAATAGTAGCAGGTAAATAACATGGCAGAAAAAGTGACAGCAACAAAAGAAGAATCAAATGATTTAGCAACATTGATGCCAAATCGTGAAATTACCCTAGCTGGTGAAACAATTACAGTACGTGAATATTCATTTAAAGATGCACTAACAATTGGTAACGAAATTGACCAGTTTGTTGCATTAATTGTGAATGGAATGAACGGTACAAACAAAATCACGATTGAGCAAGCCGACATAATTATTATGAGTAATTTAGAGTTGGTTTATTCTTTAATCAGTACCTCTATTCAAAAACCGATTTCGTTTATTGAAATGTTGCCATATGAAGAGGGTTTGCAATTATTAGACTGGTGGTGGGTTGTTAACTCTTGTTTTTTTATGAACGCGGTAACTCGCAAAATCATTCGGCAAAACGCTACAAAACAGGCAAATCAGTAAGCTGGAGTGAGGTTTTTACTTTACTAATTAAAAATGGACATGATGCACAGCAGTTACCGCATTACACGCAACGTCAGTTACTGCTGTATTACGATGAATTAATTAAGCTACAAAACCGAGAACGAGCTAACCGAATTGAAGATATTTGTGTTGGCTTTAATGGTGGTAAACAAGTTACTAAGTTTGTAAAACAGTTACGCGGAGAGCAATAATGGCTAATAACGATATGAATATTGCAATGAAGTTCACGGCTGACGTGAATCGTGCTAAAAAAAATATTCATGAAGTGAGTAATGAAGTTAAAGATTCAGCAAAAACCATTCAAGAAGCAAACCGCAAAAGTGCAGAAAGTTTCCAAAAATTATTTAATCAACAATCTGAATCATGGAAAAGAGTTCATATTGAATCGGTATGGGATGATTACATCAAAGAGCAAGAAAAACTCGCTAAGGCACAAGAAGCAGCGGCAAAAGTTACTAAGGCTCATCAAAAAGAGGTTGAAAAATTAAAGTCTGGGTTGGATCAATTATTAGCAAGCATTGATCCAGCTACTAAAGGTTTAAGCCGATTAGATGCATTAGAAAGTAAGCTACGTCAATCAAAAAAAGCGGGGATAATTGATAGTAATACGTTTGATGATTATTTATCAAAAATCAGTAATCAACGTGCCGCGTTATCAACGGTTGAAACGCTCAATGAGAGCACTAAGAAATTAGATCTGAATACTAAAAGTGCACGTCGTAGCATCATCAGTATGTTTAAACAATTGTCTAGTGGTAATTTTGCCTCAGCGGGAAATTCATTGCTAACAATTGGCAACATGACTGGACGATTACCGCCATTATTTAGTGCTACTACATTATCCGTTGGTATTTTTATTGCTGCCGCTTACAAAATGTCTCAAGTGATAAGTACGATAATTTCAGACCAAGAGCGGTTTAATCGTGCATTAATTTCAACGGGTAATTATGCTGGTGCGACAGCTGGTGGGCTTGAGATGATGTCTCAACGTATCGGTAAAATTAATCATAACTACAGTGAAACACGTGATGTTATTGCGGAACTGGCATCGGAGGGGCGGTTATCAGCAAAATCGATTGAAAATATTGCTACTGCATCAGCATATATGGCACAAGTGACAGAGAAAAATGCGCTTGAAGCCGCTCAATCATTTAAAGGTATTGAAAATTCGGTTACTAGCTGGGCTGTTGAAAGTAATAAACAATATCACTTTTTAGATCTGGCTACTTATCAGCGTATAAGTGCGTTAGAAGAACAAGGTAGAACCGAAGAAGCTATTGCAATCGCTACAGATAAATATGCTTCAGAGATGGAAGTCAGTGCTGATAAGATGAAAAAACAGCTCAATTGGTTAGAAAAGGCATGGCGACACTTCAAAAATGGGGTTAGTGTTCTAGGTAATGAGTTAAAGAAAGAGCTTAAGTTTGATTTAGGATTATCAAGCCTAGAAGAAGATATTGAAAGAATGGAGAAAGCTAAAAATAGAGGTTTTTATATTGTGCCTGGGGCTGCATCTATTCCATACAATGAAAATGACGATAAAGCATTACAAGAAAAATATGCTCAACGAGATAAACAGCAAAAAGAAGCCCAAGAAAAACATAATACCGATGTTATTAATGAAAAAGCAATCAATGCCCAAAAAGAACTGGACGAGCTTCATAAACAAAATTCTAGCGATGCCGAAAAACAAGCCAAGGCGGTTGATGAATTACGTAAAAAATATGAAGCGCTGTGGGCTAATGAAAAAGGCCGTAAAGATTTACAAGCACAAGGCGTTACTTCAAGTGACGGGAAATCATTTGCTGGTGGTCAATATGATAAAGATGTTCAAGAAATTACAGACAAACAACTAAGGCAATATAACGAACAATTAAAAAATAAAGTTGCGCTACAAGAAAAAAGTACCGCCCTAGCTAAAGCACTTTATGAAATAGAAAAAGGTCAGTATAAAAATGCTAGCCAAGAGATCAAAGATGAAATTATTACTAATGCAAAATTGGTAGATGAGCAAGAAGCCAAAAAATTGCTAAGTCAATATAACGAACAATTAAAAAATAAAGTGGTTATGCAAGAAAAAAGTACTGCTCTAGCTAAAGCACTTTATGAAATAGAAAAGGGGCAGTATAAAAATGCTAGCCAAGAAATCAAAGATGAAATTATTGCTAATGCAAAATTAATAGATGCGCACGAAGCAAAGAAAAAAGCAATACAAGAATCAGCCAGAGCAGCAAAATCTGCGGCACTTGAAACAGAACAATTTATAAAGTCGCTGGAATCACAAGCCGATAAGCAGACACAAAAAACATATGCAACTCGGCAAGCGTTGATTGATTCTCAAAAATTAACAACAGAACAGCGTAACCGAGCCAATGCCGCTAATATAGCAATTACAGCGAACGAAAATAAAAAACTTAATGAGGAGTTACAAAACCAACTTAATTCGCTATTGTTTGATCCTGCCAGAATTAAAACGGCAGAAATTGATAGATGGTATCAAGCGGTTATTGCGCAGCTTAAAGCGAATAAAAATATCGAAGGCATTGACTTAATTGACCAGTTGTTACCACTAAAAAAAGCTGAAGCAAATCTTGCCGAAATTTTAGCAAAAGTTCAGCAAGCACAATCACAACAGTCAATTAAAGAACAAAGTATACAAGCACAAGTAACTGCTGGTTTAATTACACAAGTTGAAGCCCAAAGTCAGTTAGTTGATTTACACAAGCAAACAGCGCAAGAACTTGCCAAATATTTACCTACTTTGCAAGCTATGACAGCGCTTCCTGGTCAAGTTGGAGAAAATGCACAAAAAGCACTTGCTACGCTTCAGTTACAAATTGCAGAATTAAATAAAACTACTGATGCATTAACCAATGCATTTAAAAACGGGTTACAAAGCGGTATCCAAGGTAGTCTTGATTCTTTAGCAAAAGGTACGTTTGAATTAAAAGATGCATTATTAAACCTTGCACAAAGTATTGTATCAGCAATGGCTCAAGTAGCGAGTAAAGGGCTTGCTGATATTGCCATGAATCAACTTAATAATTTGGGTAAATCACTTTTTAGCTCAATAACCGATACGGCAGTTGAAAATGCCAGCGCTATTGCTTCAGCAGAAATGATGGGCACAGCAATAACAACGGCGACAAGTGTTGGTTCGGTTGAACTTGGCACCTCATTAACCACAGCAATGACAACAGGAACCGCAGGATTAACAGGCGCAATGGCAGCCGCATTTTCAAGTGGTGCAGCGACCTTATACACAGCAATTACATCGGCTAGTGCGGGTAGCACTGCTATGTCTGGGTTAGCGGGCGTGGCATCTGTTGCTGCAGCAACTGGCGGTTATATAACTGGAGCTGGTACATCAACATCCGATTCTATTCCAGCAAAATTATCTAATGGGGAATATGTTGTTAAAGCTGCTTCAGTGAAAAAATATGGTCTTGACTATCTTCACGCTATCAACACGGGGCGATTACATCGTTATGCAACCGGTGGACTTGTTAGTAATGTCAATATCCCAAAAGCGCCATTACTTGATGATAACCAACAACGCAAAAGCTCACCAACTGTATTGAGTCCCGTTATTCAGCAAGAATTAGTCATTGATGCGGGTGATATGGTCCGTCGTGGTATCAATAGCGTAACGGGTGGCAGAGCATTTAAAACATTTATTCGAGCAAATAAACAAACAATTAAACAAGATTTGGGGATTTAATCTATGGCTTATCAAAGTGGAATTGCAGATAACGAAATCGATTTACTGGATAAATTAAATCTATTTTTAACAACTGATAGTGAATTAGTTAAAACAGGTGATAACTGGACAGAAATTTATAGCGGTGAAACTGCGGCTACAGCAACTATAGCAAAACGAAAATCATATGCGTGGAGTGCGCCAGGAGCGACTGCTGGCGATAATATTTATGTTGCATGTAAAACAGCTAATAGTATTTCAAATGATATTTATAATCTCTATTTTTGTGGTGGAACCTATTTTAATGTTGAGTTGGTCAATCAGCCCGAAAATGTATTTAGTGGTATGTTAAATCGCACACAAGTCGGGTTATTTGCTGATAATAACCCATTACATTACTGGTTTTTTGCCAATAATCGTCGATTTATTGTGATAACAAAAATGACAACAGTTTATTCCAGTTGTTATTGCGGATTTATGCTACCAAACGCATTACCAAATGAGTACCCTTATCCACTAGTGATTGCAGGTAGCTGTAATAATGAACTACAACGATATTCCGTTACAACAGATTCTTTTGCGTCAATTATCGACCCGCGTAACAATCATTTTTATCTATTTACCCCATCGCAATCATGGCAACCATTTTATGGTTCAAAAGGTAGCGAAACAAAATTAGTTTATCCAAGAGGAATTGAACAATTTTATCGTGATGGCAAAAATATAATCGATGCATTAACGGCATCACCCAATTGCTACTCACCGCTATATCCCGTATCAATTTTAGATGTAACAAAAGCAACTCAATTTTGGGGGGCATTAGATGGTGTCTACTGGGTGCCAGGGTTAAGCCGTGCACCTGAAGATACAATTAAAACCGATGATGGGCGCGAATTTATTATTTTTCAAAATGGTTTTCGTGTAACGAATATTGATTTTTTTGCAATTGAAAAAATTTAGGAGCTAAACATGGCATATCAAACGGGTAACGCATCATCAGTCGTAGATTTATTATCAAAACTAGCAACGTTTGCACAATCAGTTGATGGGTGGGTTGTTGATAAAATTGATACTAAAGCAAAAGAACTTTATTTACATAATGAAAATTGTTTTTGGAGCCTAAAAGTTGGATCATCGAATTCACTTCCCACGTTGTACATTGCTATCAACAATCAGTTTAACGCAAATTTATCCTGGGATAACCAAGCTGGTTCAAGCTCTGTTAACGGTAAAGCAAATTTCTATCGTTATTATTGGGGGGCTGGTACTAATTTTCATCATGAGCCATTTGCTTCATATACATTTTTAGCAACATCACAATATATTCATGTTGTTGTACGTGTCGATTCTCGCCGTTTTCGCCATTTCGGTATTGGAACAGTAAAAAAAGATGGCATTTTCAATGGCGGGCATTATGCATATGGAACACATTCAACAAACACATCAAAAACAGGTGAAGCATCATATCCATTTACAAGTTATATGTATTTATTTTTTGATTGTCGTCAATTTGCGAATGTTATCAGAGTTGAAGGCAAAGACTATTTCTTTGGAGCTAGTCAGCCCAATTATGAGGGAATGGGAGCGATGGGGCTCGGCGATGCTACGATTGAGCGTTATTATTATAAACCACATCCAGATATGTTACTCGTTGAGGCAAGTTTATCTCAATTTAATAATTTGATAACGTTGGTACCACAATCAATTTATATATATTTAGAGAGTAAACAATACCAGCGGATTGGTGTAGTTCCTGATTTTTACGTAGCAAGAATTGATAGCGTTGTGCCAGGCACTATTCGTGAAATTAGAGGTGAAAAATATTATTGCTGTGCGGCAACAATGTTTCAAACTGTCACAGATAATGTTCAAGATGAAGATAACAGTTATGACCTTGGCTACTTTTATAGAGTAATTGAGTGATGGGTAACAAACATACAGGATATGTTATTAATGATTTGAAAAAACTGCGTGGTCAACGTAGCTTTAATTTACCGTTGTACCAGGGGATGGCTAAGCTCTCATCTGTTGTGGAAGATAAAACGGGATTTGTTACACATGGTATCCCTTTGCAGTTATTTAATGTGCGAAAGGGCTACATTACACAATCATTTTTAAATGCTATTTATAACAAATTCTATATTAATCCCTCAACAATTAATGTTGGTTATGTTAGTAGTTATCGTACTATAGAAATATCAATTTTTAATGGTTATTTCAGTAATAAAATTCTGACTGACATTACCTATAGTGAACAAGGGGTCACAGTCAGTAATGTAACACTACCTCTTTTATTTAGTCGATTAAGTATGAAAGTGTTGTCAATTGATATTGAGAGCCACGGCACGGATAGCATTAACTGTACAATTTCGTTTCATTTTCTAAACGCTGAAACCGTTACATTAGTTGTTAATGGTAATCGTTCCCTACCTTTTTCTATATCGCCGAATTGGTTGCATGGCATCACAGAAACATTAGAGTGGAAAACAAATGTACATCAATCGCAAACAGGGGCAGAACAGCGTGTATCAATGCGATTAACACCCCGTCGCACATTTGAGTTTCAAATACTTATCTATCAGCACGAACGTCGACAAATTGAAAATATACTATTTCAGAACTATTTAAGCTCATTTTCATTGCCGATTTATAGCGATATAGCATTACTGGATAGAGAAATCAACCCGGGTGATAAGACAATCTATTTATCAACTATCGGGCGAGACTATCATGTTGGCGGTAATCTAATAGTTATGGATGATAGTAATACGATTGTGTCTAATATTGAGTCAATCACACATTTAAGTATTACACTATCTGAACCAATATATACAGCCGTTTCAAAAGGTGCAAAAGTATTTCCAATTAAATCGGCAAAATTGACTGAACCACCTAAAATTATCAGGCGAACAGATGAATTAGCAACCGCAGAGTTACGATTTTTAGTTGTTGAAAAAAATGACATTAACGTTAATGTTGAGCTACCTATATACAATAATTTTTATGTGCTGGAGCAAGAACCAGATTGGTCAGATGATGTACATGTTTCATATGAATCAATGCGACGTGAAATCGACAATCAAACGGGTATCGTGTACTACTCAGATAGCGCGAGTCGTGTTTTTATTACTCAATCTCATGAATTTTTAATTAATGGCCGTAATAAACAACTTGAACTCCGTGCCTTGTTTTATGCCCTCCGTGGTCGCCAAAAACCAATTTTTGTACCCTCGTTTAGTAATGATTGCAAACTAGTTGATGATGCAACCAGTGAAATTTTAGATATTGAACAAAATAATATGACTGAAACGGATCTCGGCGGACAGTTCTTAAGAATTTTACTGAGTGGTAACCGCATTTTATATCGTGAAATTGTCAACGTAAAAAGTAACAACAAAGGTGGACTTCGGTTATTGCTCAATGAAAAAGTTGCATTTATGCGCCAGGAAGTAATCAAAATATCCATAATGCGTCTATGCCGTTTAAATGATGACAAAGTTGTGTGGGAGCATTTAACTGATGCTGACGGCACGGCAAAAATAAACGTTACATTTAGGGAGGTACGGTATGAGTTGGAATGAGTTTGAGTATTCTGTTGCAAATGGTCAACCATTAACACTGTATGAGTTTAAAAGGCAGAATTTGTATTACCGATATACAAACGCCGATCGCTCAATAATGGTTAATAATGCGCTATGGGAAGCGATTGCAATTAGTGATAACGGATTATCAGCAAGCAGTAATAATAATGTTGAAATTACCTTACCCGTTACGAATAAAGTTGTTTCTTTTTACCGAGGTGTGCCACCAAGCACATCGGTAAAAATTAGAATTTATCGCATGCATTATCATGATAATCAACAAGAGTTACGAGTGGCATGGGTAGGTAATATCACTGAAGTCAAACGTGAAAAAATTGGTGAAGCCAAAATTATCACAACCAATATTGTCAATACATTTGGTCGTCAGGGATTGAGGCTGACCTGGGGTAGAAAGTGCCCCCATGCACTTTATGATAGTAGATGTAAAGTTAAAGCTCGTCATTATGTCATTTCAGGATTAGAGATCACCGCATTAGATGGTAAATCAATTACATTTAATGTACCACAGAGTATTAATAATGGTTACTTTAGCGGTGGCTATATTGAATATGAGTTTGAAGGTCTAACAGAAAGGCGAGGTATTCGCATGCATAACAACAATAATTTAAGTCTGTACGGTGGGACTTATGGCTTAAGTGTAGGCTTGATAATTAATGTATATCCTGGTTGTGATAATACGATTGATACATGTGAAAATAAATTTAATAACCATTTGAATTATGGTGGTTGCCCACACCTGCCCGGCAAATCACCGTATAGCATTACTAAACTATTCTAGGAGGTTAATTATGTGGTGGGCGATTGCGCGTTTTGTTGTTGTACTGGTTGCATCCTATTTTCTAAATCAAGCATTAGCCAAAAAACATAATAATAAGGTTAATGCAGCAACGTTTGATGACTTTGATTATCCGCAACCAGATGAGGGAACACCCCAGTGCGTATTTTTTGGTGACTGTTGGACTGCGGATTGGTTTGTGCTGGCTTATGGAAATTATCGTTATGAAGCAATTAGAAAATAGTATATGGATAACTATGGCAGATATTCGCCAAGGTGGAGGCTGTGCGTGGGGATTAAGGGCCTGGTTTAAACACTATGGATTGAGTTTTAACGATTTTATTCAAAATGGTGGGATTGATAGCGCAACGATTTTAAGTACGGGTGATGCGTTAGCTATTCGTATTGTTGAACTTGCAAAGCAAAGAGTACAGAAGAGGTAAGTATGGGCAGTAAAAAGAAGAAAACAACAATTGGTTATAAATACTTTTTCAGTATTCAGTCGGGGCTTGGGCGTGGACCAATTAATGAGTTAGTTGCTATTACCGCTGATGATAAAACTGTGTTTGCAGGTCAAGCAAATGAAGTTACTGTTAGCAAATCAATTTATATTGATAAGCCGAATTTGTTTGGTGGTACTAATGTTGGTGGTGAAGGTGGAATTAAAGGCATATTTGAAATCTCAATGGGTGATGCAGATCAGGAGCCAACTAGTCGTGTAAAAAATTTACTGGGCGGCGTTGTGCCTGGTTTTCGGGGCATGGTTACGACGTTCTTTGACGGTTTAATTAGTGCTTATTCAGCAAGTCCAAAACCGTGGAAATATAGAGTCAGACGTACAACACAAGGTTGGTCAAATAACGAAGTATGGTACCCAGAAAAATGTATCATCATGTTATATGATGATACATCAACAATTCATGAAAAAGATAATGGAATAAATAGCAATTTAAGAACTATTCACGCAATGAATCCTGCGCATATTTTGATAGAGTGCGCAACCAACAATGATTGGGGACGAGGATTGCAACTATATGAGGATATTGATTTAGATTCATTTAAAACTGCTGCTGATATTCTATATAATGAAAAATTCGGTTTATGCTTTCGTTACAATCGACAAGATGGGTTAGATACATTTGTACAGCAGGTGTTAGATCATATAGGCGCAGTACAATATGCTGATTTAACAACAGGAAAAATTAAACTAAAACTGATTCGTGATAATTACAAAACAGAAGATTTACCATTGTTTAATTATGATAACGGTATTTTAGTGGTACAGGACGATGATAGTAGCGCTTCCGATAATGTACCAAATGAAATTGCTGTAAAATGGCATAATCCAGTAACGAACGAGGATAGTGAAGTTCGGGCACAAAATTTAGGTGCAATTCAAGCTGTTGGTTTAATCAGTAGCTCTATTGAATATAAAGCACTACCAACATTTGAGCTGGCTGCACGTGTTGCACAGCGAGAACTGGAATCTGGAATTGCGGGTTTAATTCGTCTAACGATACAGTTTGATCGACGCGGTGAAATATTAACTCCTGCTGATTGTTTTCGGGTATCTCTGCCAGACAGGGATATCAAAGATATGGTCATGAGGGTTGGCTCTATTAACGAACACGAAGATGGAATGATTGAAATTACCGCAATTCAGGATGTTTTTGGGCTAGCTGACACTGTTTATAATAGTGGTAATCAATCTGGGACAGGGATAGTTCAAGATACAACACCAAGACCAGTTAAAAATTATATGTTATTTGAATCTCCCTATTTTGCAATGAGCCAGTTATCAAATTATGATGTTAATAACGAATCAGGTTATATGTTCCTAGTTTCTGCCCAGCCAAATTCACAGTCAATTAACTATTTATTACAAACTACAACTGAAGGTGCTGATTTTACAATAAGAGGAACAGGCGACTTTACGCCAAGTGCGGTATTAATCAGTAAACGTCAGTTAAGTAAAATAGATACAAAATTAAACGTGATTTTTAACAAAAATATGACAGATGTTTCAATTGGTAGTGCAGCTATTATTGGTAATGAAATTGTTCGAATTGACGCATTTGATGAATTAAATGGCACAGTAACAATAGCAAGGGGATGTGCAGACACATTACCACAAATTCACAGCAAAGATTCATTTATCTGGTTTTTTGATAGCCTATTTGAAACGGACGGCATTGAATATTTAAAAGGTGAAGTTGTTTATGTTCAACAGTTAACACAAACTAATGCTGGAACACTTAGTGCAAATAAAGCCCCTATTCGAGCACTAAAATTTAACGCAAGAGCCGCACGACCATACCCGCCAGCTAATTTACAGGTAAATGGCGTTATTACAGAGGCAATAATACTAAAAGGACAAGAAACAATAGTATTAACATGGTTACATCGAAACAAAGAAATACAACAAGATAATCTCATTGCATATAATGAAGGCAATATTGATAAACCAGAAACCGTTGAATATCATATTGAATATTATTTAGCTAGTGAACTAAAGAAAACAGTAGTAACAAGTGAAAATTCTCATGAACTAGAAATTAATGAAACGGAACATTTTGATGAAATTCGGATCTATGCATACGATACAAAATCCGAGTTAGAAAGTTTACAGCAGTATAAATTACAAATTAAAGATTAA